AACAGATTGTATTTGTGCTTGGGTTAATGCACCTTGCCATATTCCCGCTTGGCTAATGTTTCCTTTAAAATATTGGTCACCATTAGTTGCATTTAATCCAATTAATAAAGGTGCAGTATTTGTAACAGAAGCATTAGCAGATGATAAATCAGATGATGTTTCCACTAAAATACCATTTATATAACTTTTAAGATAAGTACCATTCCAAGTTCCTGTAACATGATACCACTCTCCAACTGTTAAATCTGTTGTGTGATAATTAGAGTCATCAAACCCACCACCATCATTTATAAATGTACCAAATTCATTTCCGTTTCGAAGTCCAATTCCATAATTACATTGTCCCCCTGTAGTTTGTTTTCCAATAATTCTATCATAACCAGATGTGCCAGAACCTATTTTAATCCACGCAGATAAAGTCCAAGATGCAGGAGCATCAAGAACATTACTATCTTCAACTTGCACAAAATCTGTACTTCCGTTAAAACTCGCACTACCATTTCCAATTGCATCTGCTTGTCCTTCTTTAGCTACATCAACTGCACGAGGTAAGATTGGTGCATTGCCACCATATACTGATGTGGTAGTTGTTGCTCCTTGTGTAAGTGTTGCATCATAATGATTATTATTATTAGTTATACTAATACCGCCACCACCCGCATTATTAGTTACTTTTTTAATAGATATGCTTTTAATGTGAATTTCTACGCTTGAAGTTGGTATTCTAACCCACAAAGAATTTTTACTTGCTTGATGAATAAAATACCCTGTAATTGTTTTTTCAGGAGCTCCATCATCATCATTATTCCAATAACCTTCTTTAAATATTAAATCATTTACACCGCCATAACTATCATTTATACCTACATACCACGATTGAGCGTGTTGCCCATCTACTCGTGTATAAGTTATTTCAAATTTATAAAGTTGACCTACTATAAAAGCTTCTAATACAGAAGCATTAGTGCCATTAACTGCTACTTTTGTTATTATTGTATTTTTAGCTTTTAAAGCACCTTCTGAATAAACTCCTGTATCTCCAAACGCTGAATCAGTACCACCACTATGAAAAGTCCAAGCACCTTGAGTTGCAAGACTTCCATTATTAGCCATTACCTCTGTGTATTCTGTTGCTCCATGACTATTTAAATAAATATTAGTTGGAAATGAAGTAGTAATTGCTCCAGTACCAATAGCTGGTGTATCCATACGACCAATAGCATCTACACTATCAAGAGACTGCCACATAACTAAACTTGTTTTTTCTACACCCTTTAGTTGGCTATAGGATTTGTTCATTATGGATTGGATTTCTTCTGGTTCTAATCCTCTTGACCAAATTGCTACATTGGTAGCAGAGCCTGTGGATGAATAACTTGAATTGTTAATTGCTCTTCCAATTTTAAAAGTCCCTGCACTTGATGCAGTAGTTGCGGGTATAGTGTTACCATAGGAAGAACTTTGTTTAACACCATTTATATATATATTTAATCTTGTTGCATTATCAGCTTGAGTACCATCATAAACCATAGCTATATGATTCCAATCTGTCCCAGATAAAGAAGCGTATGCCCAAGCACCACCACTTCCTGTACCAACATTAGCATATAAAACACCATCAGTATCTAAATTCAAACCAATTCTATCACCTGTGCCTGTGCTTTTTTCAAAAGTTACTCTATCATTTGATTCTAATCTTTTTGCCCATCCTGCGATAGTAATTTTAGATGCTCCATCCATATCGTTAATATCGCCACAATCAATGTAATCACCATTACCATCAAACGAAGTTGAACCTTCTGATGGGAATTTTAGCGTGTCTGACTTATTAGATTTGAAGTCGAGGTATAGTTTAAGGTTGTCCTTAACAAAGGTTAAAAGGGATGCACCACCTTTGACTAAACTACTAGATAATCCTAGCATGTTAGCCTAAATATGCTACAACTGAACCACTAGCTAAAGTAAATCCAGTCCATCTACCAAAAATTGTAACACCTTGTGGAAATGTATTCCCAGAGTCTACAGCATCTCCATTACCACCTGATGTTCCTATATAATCAGAACTTTCTGGTAATAAAGCACTAAAAGTAGCGTCTTCTAAAAATTGAATAGCTACAATACTTTTGCCTGTAATTGCATCTGTACCATCCTCAAGCAAGCAACCAGCTTGTCCTAATGCTACATTGTTAGACTCATTAACTGAATATTTATGTAAATCTGCCATTTTGTTTCTCCTATCTTATGCCTTACCGAGCGTGACAATTCTCATGGGCATATTGGTTATCTAAAATCTGCTGGCACTATAGATCTTGTACCGCCAGTCTTATCTCTTTTCTTTGAGCCAAATCTTCTTATGGCTTCATCAAAATTTTTCTGATGCATATTTGCAAGTTGTATTGATGCAGCTGATACATTAGGGTCTTGAGCTTGACTAGCTCTATCCATGTATAAACACTTCTTAACATAATCAACTACTGCACTATGCATTGTGTTATCTATATCTAAAGAATCTGTTATTGCACTTACACTATTAGGTTCTCCATAATAATGTATTAATAATCCATCAGTAACTGATTCTGCTATAGCTTGAAACTTCTTTCTATGAGAGCTTCTATTGTCTCCATTACTATCAACGCTAGTTACTAAACAAAGTTTATCTCCCTCGATAAACCATCTAGCAACGCTCTCTGGATATTTTATATTACTAGCCATATTAATCTGGCCTTTCTACTGCTGATTCATAAGTATATCTAACTTTATTAACAGTCCATGTTGCTTTCTCACCATTACCGGGAGAGGTAAAAATTACGTAATCACCAACTTTATATCCTAAAGAAGCTGTTGTAACAGCAGTTAATTTTGGATGACCACTTGAATTAGTTGTAATTGTTACTCTAAGTGTATTTGCTCCACTACCAGTTGTACTATGAGGTGCAACATCTGTATGAGTTTGATTAGCAGTCCAAGTTCCAGTATATGTATTTGGAACTCCACCAGCTCCAGATAATGTAGTAATAGCAGTACTAGTATTCGGAGTAAACGACAATACTTCTCCTGTGTCTTCAAATGAATCCATTAGTAAAATATTATCATCAACTAACCTAGGTATGCGTATATAATCGCCTTCGTTATCCATTAGGTCAACTCTAAAAATTTTATTTGCTTCTAATTTATTTGTAGAAGAATCTGATGCCCCATCTCCTATATCATACCACATTTGATTAGCAACTGTACTAATTCTTGATTGTACTGATTTAGTATCATACATACCTATTTGTACAAGAGCATCATTAATTAAAGTCATGATATACTTTTCTGGTGCTCCCGGAAAGTTTTCACGAACTCTACTAATTAATTGCTTTACTGTTATGCCATGAACTGCCATATTATAAACTTTCTATCTCTCTTTTATAATCGTCTTTTAACTGAGCTAATATTGGTATTATTAACTCAACATCTTGGTCGTGAGCTAACATATACTCTGAAGCTTTTATGCAAGCTAATAAGACTACTGCTCTCTCTGCTTCATCTGGAAATGTAGCTATAGTTGTATCGTCATAAGATATAGTCGGAAACTGAACTTCAGAATACTTGCAAGCTCCAGAAGCAGGTAATACATCTACCTTATTATTTTCTACAAAAAATACAGGGTCTGTAGCTGTTGCTTGATTAATATCATCAGCATCAGAATACCTACCTTTTTGATTTGCCTCTATTCTCCTGCAAGGTTGTTCTATGCTACCATCATTTCTTGTTATATGTAAGATATGACCAGTATTTAAAACACTAGGAGAACCAGATGTAAATGATACCTCAGATGCACATAAATGAAGAAGTCTTTTAGGAAGCATGTTTATAACTTCCTTTGCAGAATCCTTTAACCATTGATCTGTTAAAGTTCTGTAAGTTTCTCCAGTAGCAGTACTGTCTGAGCTATCGGCGTCAAACCCAGTTAATGCATGTATCTCTTGTGAAAAGTTCCAAGCCATTTATTACTTCTTTTTCTTTTTCATCTTTTTGCTAGATGCTTTTTTCTTTTTAGGCGGTCTGCCTTTTTTACTTCCGTATGTACCCTTACCGTATGGCATTTACTTTCTCCTTCCAAAAGTTTTTTTGTTTAGCTTCTCTTTGTGCTACCTCACTAGCTACATGGTCATCTAAACTTATTGTATTAAATTCTATATCGCTTCTCTTACCCTGCTCGCTCATCATAAACATATTAGTTGTAAACAATGGAGCTGATGCTCTTTTACCACAAGCTTTACAATAAAACCAGTTATCTTTATTTGGTGTGTTACAATGTATACAATTCATATTCAAAATAGTGGGGACATCATAAGACATCCCCACATATCCTTTATTTGTTAGTCAGCAGATTTAGCACCAACATCGCCAAAATACATGACTGTTAGGTCATCATTAGCGGCTGCAGCTGCACCTAAGGTAACTGTAATTACACTACCAGAAACTGAACAACTTTCAACGTAAGTTCCGTTTGTATTTGTGTTTCCAAGGCATGCAATTGCGTAACCATCCGCAGGTGCGTCTGATGGTATATCAACTGTTTGAGAAGCAGAAGCTCCACAATTATGGTCAATTGTGTAGATTCCACCACCTATGTTTTTTTCTAGTACATTAGCTCTCATGATTAAACTCCTTGTAAGTGAATTAACATATGGCTTTCAGGAAGTGATACTTCTAATCCAGCTTCAGTTAAAATCATATCTTTACGTAAGTCTTCATCAGCTGCTTGAACGTTAGTCATGATTTGAGTGTCTCTGTTAACACCATTACCGACTAATGGTCTGTAAGCAACATTGTCCATATCAACTAAGCACAAGAAGCCAGAAGCAAATCCTCTGAATAGAGGCTCCTTAACTAAATTCATTGTACCGTGAATTGTTTCAATCTGTAAGACTTGATGTCCAAAAGAACCTTGAGATTTTTCTATATTATATCTAAGCTCGTTGTTTATTGAACCGTCAAGAAAGCTATTAGAATCCATCTTGTTAAAGAAAGTAATTACAGGTAAACTAGCCAAAGCTAATTTAGAACCTGAGTTACCTCTTGCTGGGTCATAAAGAACTTCAAAATCACTTAAGATTCTATCATAAGTAAGTTGAGCTCTTGTTGCACTCCTAAAGTAAGGAGAGCCAGCTGAGTAAGCTAAGTCATCAGTTCCTGTTTTAGCAGTACCATTAGCTAAGATATGTCCAGCAATACCTTCAGTATACTGGATTCCACCTTGACTAGCACGCTGACCAAAAAGCATAGCTCTTTCGATGTCTACTTTGTGCTCACGAAGTTTAAGATTCCAAATTCTTTGGAACTCATCTGCGTAACCACGGTAACGAGTAGCTCTTGCAGTATTAGACATTTCACAAGCTGTTTTAAAGATTTGGGTATAACCAAAATCGTTATCAAGCTCTTCTGACCATACGTCTGGAGAACCAGAACCTTCAGCAAAAGAAGTACCGATTACAGTACACTTTGCATTATCAACTGTTCCACCAGAATCTGCACCAGAAATTGTCTTACCGATAAAAGAAGTGTCACTTCCCTCATCAACTGGATTAGACTCAATTCTTACGATAACTGGGTCTGATACAGAACTACTTTCTTGCCCTATTGCAAAAACCATTCCTTTGATAAGCCAATCAACTGAAGCTCCTCCAGAGGTGTCGACATTATAAGATAATGTAGAACCAACAGCAGGTATAGCTTCTTCACCTTTTAATGAGAAAGAACGGTCAGTCATAGATACTTTTGTTCTATCTTCTAGAAAACGGAACTGTGGGTCATCGGTTGGAACTTTAGCTACCTTAGAAAGATACACGAAAAACGGGGATTCGTCTGGAGCTAAGTCTGCAACACGGTCTGAAAAGTTGAATAAACGCCTAGTATGATAGCCTGAAGCTGCCGAACCGGGGTCACCAACGTTCACAATTCCTGCATTGTAATTCGCCATTTAAGACTCCTTTATATATTATTATTTCTACTATTCGTGCCAATAACTCCATTCCAGATTTCATCTAGCTCATTTGGCTTGCTAGGTTCTCCACCTTGTAAGACGCCAGCTGTTTGAGGAATGTTTTTAGTCCTCTTTACAGCTTCTATACTCTCATTAGTTATTGTCTCAGGAACGTTATTAAATTTCCTATATACATCAACTAATATATTGAGCGGAACATCTTGCCTAGGCTTTGTAGCAAACTGGACAAAATCATCAACTTGATTCTGATCTGTCATATTGTATTTACTAGATAATTCCTTCTTTAAGTTATTGACAGCCATTGTCTCTTGTATGCCCTTCATCTTTTCATTTACAGCATTATCTACAAGAGATTTCTGTTCCCTAACTCTCATCTCGTAAGATGGAGAGCCGGGCTTATAGTAGGCTTCCCATGGGTCGAATGAGTTTTCATCAAGTCCCTGTTGTGGGTCTTGAGGACTACTTACATTCCCAGTTTGTTCACCGTTCAAGGTTTGTTTCATTGCTTCCACTACATCTGGCCTTTCTTTTAATACATTTCCTAGTTTTTCCAACTGTTTCAATTCATTGTACTCAGCTTTCATCTTATCGTATTCTGCTGATTTTTTATCGTACATAGATTGAAACTTCTTAGCATCGTCCTGAGGATTTGCCTCAGGCTCTGCTACTACCTCTTCAAAATGATTATCTGCCATTTCCTCCTGAACAGTTTCTTCTTGTTTAAGGTTATCTTCCATTTTAAACTCCTCGATTTCTTTTAATTAATAGCTTCACCCTTACGGATGTCATTTAAAAGCAGAACCGTGTGTTCCTCAAACGTCCTAACGGACACCCTTCCTACCTTTGTGGTTCTTGTTTTCCTAGTCTTTCCTGCGCATCTACTACATTCTTCAACTTTTCTAACTTTACTTTATTATTGAACTTCATGTCCGTCATAATATCCTTAAGCTGTGACTTAAATTTTTGTGCTTCGACCTGCTTCCTAGAGTGAACATTTTCACGTTGAGAAGTCTGCAAATCTCCGCTTAAGTCTTTTATTTGCTTTTCTAGTTGTTTAATATAGCTTTGCATTTGTGCCATCTGACCTTTCCTTTTCAAGACACCTTCTTTGTCAAAAATCTCTGATTTCTTTAAGACCTCGACATCGTCTACCAAGCCCATCTTAAAAGCATCTAAGTACATCTGATATTCAGCTACTCTATTAGACGGCAATGTTGAGCCTGATACTATTCTTACGTCATGCTGACCAATACTAATATCATTTTGTATCGATTGCAATTCACGAGTTTTATCATCGTACATCTTCGTATTGATTGTATATTCAGTTAAATCATTATTCGGTTGTACAATTCTAAAAGTTTTTTGATAAGTGTAATGACCCTTGGCTAAATTATAAATACACCTACCTAATCTGTTTAAGCTTCCTTCAATATCTCTTAACTTTGACTTACCTCGAGTCTCACCGTGTTGAGATAGCATTGCAGTTCCTCTAACTGTATCGGGAGCTTTATCTCTAAAGCCCTGCATCAACTCAGGAATACCAAAACTTAAATCTATATAATGCTCTACTCTATCTATTAACGCATAAAACTCACCAGCAAGTGACTGAGGGGCAGGAAAGTGTGGTTGCCCAAACTCTGGATTATAAGGTATGACTGCATTGGGATTGGCCCAATCTTTTTCCAGCTGCCCCAAGTCATCTACGCTACCCTCTGGAACGAGTAGCTTTAGGCCTGCAGAGGCCTGTGCGTGAGAGAGAGTGAGAGAAAAAAGTTTGTTTAACAGTCTTTGAGAATCCTTTACCTTAGATACATCTGATTTTGGATACGGAGTATTTGTCCATATATTTGGAACTGGTACTATCGGATACACATCAGTATTTAATATGTTCTCGTAAAGCAATACATCGCCAACTGTACATGTAATTTTAATTCTTGTTTGTTGAACCTCTACTAAATCAACAAGACCTTGCTCAATTATTTCTGCATTCTGCTCAATAAACTGAAAGTATTGTTCTTGATTTAATATTTGCTCTTGACCATTCTGTCTGTTAAAAAGTCTATAGAATGGAACTTTTACTTTTTGAAATCTTTCTAATATTCTATATCTCTCTGTTCTCTGTATATCTCTACCTAAAACTTCATCAGGTGTAAAAGACTGAGTTGAGTTTTTCATTTGAGAACTAGGATAATCCTCTTCATTTGTTATAGCTTCAATGTCATCTATAGAATCTATTAACGTAGGATATATATTAAGAATCTGGTCTCTTGTAACTACGGTAGATAAAATCATTCCAGATGCGTCATCAAAGTAACGATGTCTTGACGCTGGGTCTACGTAAACTCTAAAGGGGTCTACATATGTGAATTTTATCTCGCCCCGTCCGTAATCAGCCTCAGGGTCAATGTAGGCATAAAAATATCCAAGACCTGTTGTAGCATAATCATGCACAGCTTGCTTGAACTGGGTATCTCCATCAGAGATATCCCATACGTACTCTAGTATAACACGCCATACTAGGGCGAGTCTATTATCAGAATCTTCTCGTCCTATGGCGCTATATTTAGGAGAACGAGAAGTTAATAGAGATTTTAATTTTTCTATGGCTGCATATACACGGTCTATTACAAAATCAGCTTGACCTACTGATTGTAAAATTTCAGACTCATCATTTGTGTAATGGTTGCCTAAAAAGAAGTCGACAGAGTCACGAGCTTCTGTATCCCAGTCAGCCCTACTGTCTCTCCATGTTCTCCATAACTGCTTATTAACTTCAGCTGGATTTTGCTCCTGCTGTTCTATTTCTTGTATACTAGAGATGTCTACACCTTTATAAAGTTAAAATAATTTCAAAGACTAATTTAATACAAGTTTTCCCGAAAGTCAACCCTTTTTTTAAAAAAAATTATAATTTTTGCCCTGTCATCCAAGATATTGCTCTTTTAACGGCTCTTTTCTTATCTTGCTTCTTTAATATGTCATCCATATCCTTAGCTTCAAACCTCCTACTTATAGGAGCTCTAGAGTGGACTAATGCATACCATATACCATCAAGAAGGTCATCGTTCTTTCCTTTTGGAAACTGGAACATTTCATCTACAAGATCTTGATGTTTTCTTTTTATATGCATCTTACCTCTGTTTACTATCGGAGCAACTAAGGATTCTAACCTATCTTCTTTTTTAATACCAGATGGTGGTCTAACTCCTTTAGCTAAACCCGGCATCATCTTTCTTTCACTACCAGATAATTGGTTAACTGCATCTTTAATTATACCTTGAGCTCCAACTAACTCCACGTTAGCTCTTTTAATAGGGCTATACTCCTTTGCATATTGCAGTATCTCATCAGGCATTTCATACAAAGGTATACGCTCACGAAAATAATCTATAATATAAACATTCTTATCGCTATCTACTCCAACTACCATGATTACTTGAAAGTCACTATTCTCATTTGCTTCGTATGCTAAGTCAACACCTATGTAAACATTTACAGGTATAGCATCTTCTTTATCAACTATGTAAGCAAAATTGCCATTAGAAACAAACTCACCATTATATGTAACAAGCCTATCTACTTTAAACTTAGCATTTGTTAAGTCACGAGCTTCGTTTAAATATTCTTGTGCAAACTTGTGAGTAAGCCCTACATCTTGGAATCTTCTTCTAATGTCATCTAACTTCTCAACAGAAAAATAAGATGGCCACAAAGCAACTCCGTTATCAATAGCTTTATGATATACAACCTCCCAAGCATACTTTCTTTTTACTTTCTGAGCTTCTGTATATCCATCGTAGATGCCTTGCAAGAAAGAATCAAAGTGTACAATAGTTCCTATAAGCCAAACAGAACCCTCGTTACCTGCAGAGTTTTCAAGAGCAGGTTCAACAGTTGACATTACCCACTCTTTAATTTCTCTTCTTCTATCTGGTGTCTTTGTGTTTAACTCTGATTCAAAGTCATCAAGTATAATATTTGTATATCGAAGTCCTAACTGAGAACGACCACGAAGTCTTTGACTTGTACCTTTTGCAATTATCCTATCACCCTTACTAGTCGTAAATTCTTTTTCAGTCCACTTACTTCCCTGCAAGTCACCAAAGTAATAATTTAATGCAGGATTTATTTCTATATGATTTTGTATATATTTGATATGGTCAATAGCCTGAGACTGTTCCTCAGCTACCCACGCAATAAATTCTTTTTTACCCTCTGGATTAAAATAAAGCTTATGCATCAATGCAGATTTAGCTAGTGTACTCTTACCATGACCACGAGGTAATATAATACATATTCTTTTATTTTCTTCTGATAATAATACGTTGCTTAATTCGTATTGATAAGGAGCGGGAGAAGATTTCATAAAATCCTCTGGCATAAAAAGCTGACCAAAGGCTACAATATCTCTACTAGCTAACTCAAGAACTTTATCTTTTTGTTTTTGGTTCGAAGAGTTTATATTAAAATTTTCTACTGGTTTATCCAATCTTGCCTCGGTACTTCTTTAAAAACTGATTGGTGCTGCATTAATAAAGGCCCAGCAATATAAACCCAAGCTTTTGTATACGGAGTGTCTCCATCATATACATCTATTTTTTCTCTCGTATATAAACCAGTATCAATACTTTCATACTTATCATAAGACATAATATCAGCATTATCAACATCAATGACTTCAACTACTGCTCCCTTGCCTTCTTTATTTTTTATAATAGCAGGATAATTTTCATGTCCGGGATATACTAGCGATACATCTTTTAGTCTATATGTTGGTCTCTTGCCATTTCTAAGAGTTCCGTAAACTGCTAACTTTTCCATTTCTCTTTGCTCTCTTTCTGTACCAAAGGTACTTTAATATCTCATCTACTGCTTCAGAGCCACGCACTCCTGCAACAGTAATAACTTGTTCAACCTCACCTTGAACTTCGTTTATCTCTTCTAACTCTTCCCAAATTAAATCATTCCATAAATCAACATCTAAGGAATCTTCATTGCAAAGCATAATAGTTGGTATAAAAAACATAACGATACTACTTCTCAGTTTCACGAGTAGCCTCCGCCAATTGCTTTGTGTCTCCACCTCCTATAGCTTGCAACTGCTCATCAGAAAATCCTTGGAATACAGTTACAGATTCAGAACGTTTCTCTGTATCTCGCATACCAGCTATACCAACAAGTTCTTTAAGTAAGCTGACTTTATCACTATCTTTAGCATCAACGCTTTCAATAATGTCTTTCATCTTATTTAAAATGTACAGAGGAGTTATCTCTGCTTCATTCATTATCTTATCTATTTCTTCTCTTATCAAAGACCGAACCCTTTCTGTGTTCATTAGTATTTTAGCCTGAGACTCAGCGTATTTTTTCTTATTAGTAGGATACGCTTTTATAAAAGCATCTACTATATCATCTCCCTTTGCAACATACTTAGCAAAAAGAAACTCTCTTTTAGTAGCTTTCTTTCTATTCTTTCGTATTTCGTATGGTAACTTATCCTTAGCCCCGAAAGTGTAAATATTTTTTCGAGGCTCTCCTTCCATCTTTATCGTATCTCTACAGACAAAAGAACCTATCGGCGTCCTAATATAATAATTGTACACACCCTCGACTGTTCCGTTTCGTAGTTCGCCTCGGTGAAGGACAGGACAAACCTGCCCATCATCAGTCTTTACCCAGCACCCTTCTGTGCCTTCCCTCCAATTGTGAACTAATTCTTCATTAGGGTAATTTTCTGTGAACTCCTGTACCGATTCGAATATTTCGTAATCTTTCCCAGCAACAGTTCTTTTAATCATTGTCTTTAACTAAAAACCAAGAAAGATATTCCATATTTGCAAAAGTCCATCCGTAACACTCTAATAGTGTTGCACATAATATACCAACAAATAGCTTCTTATGCAACTGTTCTCTGTAAAAAAAACTACGCTGGAACCACGTTAGCATTAGTATATTGCTCTATTTTCTTATGCAGATCTTCTAATATCTCTACATCTGCAACATTATGGTCTAATACATACTTTAACGCTTCTTTGTTTCCATACCTAGCATTACGCCATACTCTTGGGTCTAGATTTGTTTTACCATCAATACCTAAGAACTGAGTAGCTGTCTTTAAACTACTTCTTGTTAATTGCATTTTAGACCTAACCAAGTAGTACAAATCCTTATGAGACATCTTCCTAAACTTAGGAAACTGTATATCATTGTCCATAGCCCTAGTCCTAGTAAAAGGAATGTCAAACCTAGTTCCGTAATATGTCATAACAACATCATACTTCTCAAGAGCTTTACATAAGCTACTTACTATTCTATGGTCATACTTACCATTAAAGACTTCTGACTTTTTAATGACATCGTATAAAACTTCATCTTTATCTCTCGTCTTTATCGCCCAAGACAGCATGATGTCGACGTTTGCTTTCAAGCCAGTAGTTTCAATATCAAGATAACCAATAGTCTTTTCATGACCAGTCTTGTACCTACTTGGTTTGCGTAGGCCTAATGCTTCAATCTTTCTAGTAACTGCTTTATATGTTCTAGAATATCCCTCTAGTAAAAGCTTATGATATAACTGATATGCGCTAATAGATGTATTCTGATACTCTTCTAATATCGATACCTCAGCTTCAGTCCATGTATTTCCTTTAGGCATTGTGTAAACCCTTTCTCATTTTGTTAAATAAGTTTATAGTATATAGAATTATATTAAGTAATACTGCTTCTAACATGTAATAAATAGTTCTCACTACTTACCCCACTTTCCTTTAGATACTATCTGAGACATTATGCCATAAACAGACACATCCATGAAAGAATCCGTAATTGGCTCATTTTGCGCTTTTTCATCATTCTTCACTACCAAGTTCAATAGTCTATTGATTTTGTCGTTCATGCGTACAATAAGGCCCGTTAAAGACAATCTGATGTTATCTGGTGTGTCTAACATAGTACCCATAGCTATATTACCTGTTCCATAGTCATTTTGCTTAATACAAAACAATTCATACTGTTCACGTTGTATTGCTTTGAACTCTTTAGTCATCTCAGGCCATTCTTTTTCTATTTTCTTTGTAACAATAGCTACGTTTGGTTTAACCTCTGTTACATTATTTAGATTAAATTTAGCCATTACTTTACCTTCTTCCAAAGATAATCAGCAACACCTAGCTGCAGAAGACCATTAGATAGTGCATCGATAGCACCCTCATCATGGTTTGCACCTGCATTGGTATAGATAACATGGATAATCTCATGCATAAAGGTTTCTACCTTTCTTGAATGAGTCATGTTCTCATCAATGAATATACGGTTTGCTTTTACATCATGCATACCTAGTAGGTCTTTTCCTTCTCTAACGCCATCAAGATTAGTCTCAACTACGTTATAATCATGTCCACCTACTCTAATTTGTTTTTTAACTGTTTTACTCATTTTCACTCTCCTCTGGATTCCAACCCCAGAAACGCTCTGAGTACGTACTAGCAGGAGCTTTTACTGGAGATTGTTTTTGTTTTGCAAAGTTAATCATCTTTAATGCTATTTTAAACTCTTCTCTAAATTTCTTATCCATCGTTTATACTTTTTACTACAATATTCTCAAAATAGTCACAACCTTCGTTAGCTGTGCATGGTTTACCTTTTTTCTCTTCGTCAAGCCACATATATAACCTGCCGTCTTTTCTCTGCATCATAGCACCCATGCAATTACCAGTCCAATAATTAGCACAATAGTTCTTAGCTTTGTTTAAATTACTATTTATCATGGTTGAACTTACAAAACAAAAACATTCTAATACAAATACAAAATAAATAAAAATAGTAGTTGACTTATATACAGTTTTAGTGTTATATTTAGAGCGGTGAACCAAAGCAAGTAGAATATATTTAATATATATTATACTTTCTAAAAAGAAAATATAATACTAACGTATTATAACAAAGAAAAAGAAAAAATTTGACTGAAACCTGCTAAACTTAGTAAGTTCTATGTAAGAAAGGGAGAATAATACTATGATTTCAACACAAGACCTTATAAGAATTTACAATTTTTTAAATAATATAGGACACCTTAAGCATCTTGATGTGTCTGAGGCTAAGGAATTAGCAAAAAAGGTTGAGAAATATGTTTACGATAGTTGATAGATCTGGTGATGAGGTTAGGTTTAGAACTGATAAGGGTGCATGGATAAAGGAATTGTACTCTGGGTACAACTTATGTAGCTATTCTGACGAAATAGACGCAGAGATAGCTAAAAACAATATAGAAAACAAAGAGAGACTAAGTAATTTGCAAGTTCTTAAGATAAAACAAGTAAAAATGGGAGAATACTAATGGGGCCAATGGAATATATGACATTTGCTAAAGAGTTCCATGATATATTACAGTCAAATGGCAAGGTACTAACAGCTGCTACTGATATAGAAGCACATCTTGATGAGATATGGATGGGAGAAGTACTAGAATTTTGTGCAGAGAGTAACTATTGCATTATGGATATTGATTTGAATATAACACATAACAAAGAAAATAACCCATTTGTAGTAGCAATCTATAAATTAGAGCCAAGATACACTCAGTTATAGTAAAAAATTGGCTTACAATGTGTGTGAGCTATAATCTTACATAGTACCCGCCCCCTCATCCTCGTTGGGAATTTTGGATTAGGTTGAACTTTTCGCAAGTTGAGATTGAGATTCATTCTCATTAAAAAATAAGTAGTAATCATTACTATTTAGTGCAAAAAATTTGCAACAATATTTCCCTTGCATCGTATCAACTTTTATTTGTAATTTATAGGCTTTGCTCTTTTTCCACCAAAACACGCCCAATTGAGATTGAGTCTCATTATCATTTAGCCGCAATTTCCTGATAAAATGGCAAAACCTACAATTTACTATGTTTTAACTATATAATGCAAGTGTTTTTTTGACGCTAGGCAGCCGTTATTTATTTTATTTTTTTTTAAAAAAAGCTTGCTTCATATTACTTTTTTGTGCTACATTTGGCTATGTACAAAAAAACAGAGAATATAAGAGAGAATATCGCTATTGAGACCGAGTCTCAACAGAGAGAGAGCGAGTCTCTACGAAAATTCTCGGAGAGAAAAAAGGTAATATAAATGAAAGATAATAGAACACCAGTAACCGCAGAGAATAAACTTGCAATGATAGCAAGCGGAATGTTAGAGAGCGAATTTAATAGACTATTTAGAGTTAAGGGAGAGAAAGGCGGTATCTTACAAGAGTTCGCAGAGATGAACCCAGACCACGAATTGACTAAGTTCGTACAAAAGAACGGCGCTCACTTCCGATTTGTAGACAAATTAGGAGTAGAGAAAATAGTTCGTATCAATGGAGCTAAGGTCGTAAACAAGGACTAGTGAGAAAGGTAGTCTAGGAGAGGTCAGGTAGTATATATCTGGCCTCTCTATATTATACACTCATACGACAACTTACCAGATCATAGAAAGATAATAATAGATGTTATATAATAATAGAGAAAAGACTCCTATAGATATACTAATAGAGAGTAGCAAGAAAGATATATATATTAATATCTCTCGTAGCGTGTACAAGTCTCCAAGTTATAATATAGATATTGAAGGTATAGACAATCCTGTATCTATGACAGACTTAAGTAGAGAAGCAACGTATACATATGCGAGATTTATATATAATAAGTATAGGCGAGAGAATGTTATTCTCAATAATAAATACTCTCGTACAAAAGTTCGTAGCTTTGCACTATGTAAGATATTATCAAACGAGATGTTACACGAAAAGCTAGACAAGTTATTCGCTCTACATAAACGCAGCGAGAGAAGGTTCGGACATATACCAGCCAAAAAGATTAAAGGTTTCAAGAGAGTCAATCCAGTAGCGATGAGGCCCTTTGAGAAACAATGGTAATAGACAATCATAGATCAGAGAAAGGTAATACCTATGAGACAAATAGTAGATAAGATACTAGATATTATAGACTACTTCATGGATATATTCATGGAGTTCCTAGAGAGATGGCTACCTATATGGATGGTAGCTATATTATTATATATGATATACCAAATTATAGCGAGATAATATATATGAGTAGAGTTCATTCCTGCCGCTGTGTTGCTATCGAGAGCGACATTGCTGTAGCAAAAGTTATTAGTAGACAGCCACATTACAGAGAGGAATTAGTATGTAGTTGGCACAAGTCTAGTTATGAGAATCTAAACGACATGGCAGAGAGACGAGTAGGTATTCTTAGTAAAGATAGTGTCGTAGATATAATAGATTTAGAGAGTAATACTATATTATTATAAGGAGAGAGAATGCAAACATTTTTACCATACCCAGATTTCCGAGAGTCGCTAGAATCTCTAGACAATAAGCGTCTAGGTAAACAGAGAGTAGAGGCTTTGCAACTAATAAAGTCTATATATCTAGAAGACTACGGATGGAGAAATCACCCTTGCTCTAAGATGTGGAGAGACTATCCACAAGCATTGATAGAGTATATGAATATATCTATTGATGTATGGAAATCGAGAGGGTTTAATAATACTATGGTCAAACAGAGAGTAGAAGATATAGTCTACCCTCATTGGCTTGGCGATACAAAGTTTCATGACTCGCATAAAGCGAATCTACTATCTAAGGACTACGACTTCTATAGTAGATATAACTGGAACGTAGACAAAAACATGCCGTACTACTGGAATGGCTACGGCAAGGAAGAGTAGAGATAATACATGTGTAGAGAATGTGATAACTCTGGACTTGATTGGCCAGATAGAGATGAGAGAGAAGTAGAAATAGCTAGAGAAAGAGCTATGGAGAGCTTTGACAGATCTATAAACATACTAGATGAGAATAAAAAAATTCTAGATAGTTTAAAATCTACTACATCAATTTTGAGAGAAACCTTGGAGAAATTATGAGTGAATTATATCATACATTAATACATCTATTAGGTTTATGTGGAGAGCCACATCCTAGTCTATTTACAATTATAGCGGCTATGATTGCTCTACCATTTAAATCTGTAGTATTATATATCATAGAGAAGTTAAATATATGAATACGTATTTATGTGGAGAGTGTGATGATGTCTACGATGAGACATTTCTAGCATATTCTCAGATATTAGACCGACAGATATGCCATAATTGCTGTAGCACTAAATGTAGAGACTGCGATTTTTGTGGAGAAACAATATATTACGAGAATTTTACTCTACGTATACCATTGACAGATGAAGAGATAGTAAAAGTTAAAGAGATGTTTGCTAAATATGATTGTGAATATATATGTAGGGCCTGTATACATAGCACATATCGTAGATGTGATGATTGTCCTAGTGTTGATTTTATAGATTTAAATCTATCTGACGATGAGATATATCTAAGAGACGAATGGTATCAAGATGAGAGATGGAATAGAATTAGAAATAGAATACTTGAGCCTCGTAAAGCGTATTTGCTAGAGAAGTACAATGTCTATGGTAGTTGCCACTATTGCAATGATTGTTACGACAATGTAGTAGAATCTACGGCTATCAATCCTACTAGGTCGTTACGTAGAGAAGATTTTAAACCTAGTATAAATGATAGAAATAATATTAAGAGACATGTAGGTATAGAGACAGAGATGCTTTACGATGAGTTAAAAGATATGGATGTAAGCGAATTAGATAGCTATGATATAGAGCATTATATAGATACTCCAAACTATTGGGATGGAGTCTACGATGGCTCTCTCAGTAATGGTGGTGTAGAGCTTAGAACTCGTAGACCTGTAGTTGGAGACGATATATCTGTAGCTATAGATAGTTTACGTAGTAATATAAATTCGTATATGCCCGAAGTAGATAATTCATGTGGTGTACATATACATTTCAATGCTCTAGATTTTGGTTATGTAGAACTAAAGAATTTACTATATGTTATGAAAGGTATAGAGCATGTAATATATAAATCATTGCCAAATAATAGAATAGCTAATAGATATTGTAAATCTATAGACTCTTTAAATTATAGTGATTTAGAAAAAGTAGATAATATGAGTTCTCTACATAAGCTATATTATAATAAAATAGCTGATACGATACCCGATAACCACCACTACAATGGTGCTAGATATCAAGGCCTAAATCTACATGCTAGGTTTTTTCTAGGAACTATAGAATTTAGATATCATGAGGGTACTACGAATGTAGATAATATAATGTCATGGATAAATCTATGTAATTGGATAGTAGACGCATCTAAGATGATGTCTATGGAGAAAAAATTATCTCGAGAACAGAGAAAGTGGAGAGATAAGTTAAGAGATACATTTATATATAGTAAATGTATAAAAACGACACCTATAGAGCGTATAGCTTTGATAGGTGGTAGAGATTCAGCTGACTATATAAGTGAGAGGATATCTAAAAATAGTAAAATACAATAACAAAATAGGAGAGAGAATATGTGTGGAATATTCGGTTTTGCGAAACAGAGTGGTCATCAGACAGACGCTCAGATAGATAAGCTAAGAGATGTATTTACAAATCTCGCTAGCGATTCTGTTGTGAGAGGTGAAGATAGTACTGGTGTCTCTATTATATCGCCCGATGAGAGAAGAACATTCAAGTCTATTGTAGCTTCAGACAAGATAGTCAAGCACGAGACATGGCGTTCTAACATCTTAGATAGGATTGATAGAGAATCAACTATAGGTATAGGCCATGTTAGACTAGCTACTCATGGAGATGTTACTATGCGTAATGCACATCCATTTGAGATAGGTAGTGTTCTAGGGGCACACAATGGAGTGATACATAACTATAACGAGCTTGCTAAGAAATACAACAAATCTATTGAAGTAGATTCTGAGGTAATCTTTGCATATCTAAATAATATGTCAGATAGAGATGCTCTAGAGAAGTTAGAAGGAGACTATGCTCTATCTTGGGTAAAAGATAGTAATAGGATAGTACATCTAGCTAGAGAATCTAGTAGACCTATATCTGTAGCTTATTGGAAGAAGGCTCGTATATTATTATGGGCATCTACTAGTCATATATTAGAGAATGCTATGCACGATGCAGGCCTTACTCTTAAACACCATAGTCTATTAGTAAATAATATATACTCATTTAATACTGATAACTTTGGTAGTAAGACTGCAGTAGAGAAGTCTACATTCAAGCCTAAGGAGAGTGCTCGTAGTTTATACTCCAACTCTAGTTGGAAGTATGCTACGACATACTATGGAGGATACTACGACAATACTAACGATAGTTGTGTAATAGACGATAGTCCTGCTAAATATACTTGCGAGACTTGTAGAAATTCTGATTATGATTATAATATGATAGATGTAGGAGATAACGTATCTATATGCTACGAGTGTTACGAGGATGTAGAGGCTTGCGAATGGTGTGGAGATTATGTATTCGGTGCAGAGTTAGTTGAGAGAGGTTTATATAAGGTATGCTCTCTATGTACTAATGATGTTAGTAATACTCTATATCTACCCGAAGCAAATGGTATAGTATCAGCTTAAATAGGAGAGAGTATGAAAGATAAGAAAGTTATCTTACTAGGATTTCCTAATCCTATTAAGATGAGAAACAAAGAGTATGTCTTAGAAAAGCTATACGAGAAAGCAAAGTCTAATCCATTTATACATGGTAAGACATTCAAAGAGTATAGAGAGTTTCTTTGTGTCCAGATCAAAGACTTTGGAGACATTGAAGTTGATTCTAGAGATACTGATAAAATATATGATTCATTAAAATCTATGGGTTGGATAAAAGTAATAAACGCTGTCGTGCTTGCTATTATCTCTAGCCATACTGCTATCTCATAGGAGGATGTGATGCCTCCAGATACCAATAGAGAAAATAACTCTACTCAATCTGAAGAGAATAGCCAAGACGTATACGTATGCGATGGCTGTGAAGAAGAAAGAGATAGAGGAGATGATGGCGAGAATCTTACTAGACATGGTGAATGTATATGTGATGAATGTAGAGATGAAAATTACTATAGCTGCAATGATTGTTGTGAGCTAGAACATATACACGACTCATATCTAGGGCCTGATGATTGCTACTACTGCGAAAATTGTAGAGACAATTCATTTTCGTATTGTGAGAGTTGCGATGTAGCAGAGTGGCACGATGAAATGAGATATGTAGAAAGTACATCTATGTATCTATGTGATAGTTGTTACGAAGAAGAATGTTGCGACCCTCATAATCATATAGAGAATGCACCATCATCTGTGAGTGTTACTCATCATAGAACTGAAGATACATCTAAATTAGATGTAAAGAGACTAGTGGGTATAGAATCAGAAGTTACTATGTATAATCCCGAGACAGATGGTGATGGATATGCTCTCGCATATTATAGAGATAATATACCTAAGTCTTGGAGAGAAGTACATGATGGTAGTATAGAAGGAGAGTATGGTAGAGAGTTAATTTCGTCTCCAGCTAATGGCAATATACTAGATGCAAGAATACGAGAACTTACTCAATGGGCACATACATATCGTGCTAGACCTAATCACTCTTGTGGGTTACATATACATATAGATGCTACAGATACAGATTGGAATGATTTAAGATGGATAGCTCTAGTTATGAAAAAGCTAGAATATAATATATTCGATATGCTACCACCAAGTAGACGAGGCAGTAATTGGTGTAAGAAGGTAGAGATGAGTTTCGAAGACCTACGAGATTGTACTGACGGAGAACGTTTTGTAGAAATGTACTACGATGGATATGGTATAAGTAATGAGAAATATAACGATAGTAGATACCATGGATTAAATCTACATTCTAGATACTACTTAGGCACTATAGAGTTTCGATATCACTCTGGTACGACTAACTATGAGAAGATATATAATTGGATTAGACTATGTAACTCTGTTGTAGAGACTGGTATATATATAGCTAGATGTAAAGACTCTAATGATGAGAAGTATAAGAAGCTAGTTCAATTCTATACAGAACATACTGACTACAATATGGAAAAGTCTACATGGAATCAGATCTTAGACAATATGATTGGTGTAGATGATAAACTTCGTAGATATATATTTACTCGTATACAAAAGTTTACACCAGAGAGCCCAGACTTGAGAGAAACAAGAACTAAAAACATACTAAAGGAGGTATAATGCTAAATAAAGTAAACATAAAAGATGTCAAAGATGCTATAGAGTATCTATGGACAGAGGGATTTGTAGATGAGATGACACGAGATAAGAGATATTACGTGTCTGTCTTGTTAGCAAAAGTCGCTAATGATTATCAAATAAAACTAGAAGGAATAGAGGATTATTATAATGGTTAAATTATTATTACTACTACTATGTCTATCGTGTGCATCTGTAGAGAAACCTACTATTGATTATAATAAAGGATGGATAGTAGATAAAGATGGTAATAGACATTTTTATAACGAGGAAGTAGTTATAGGAGAGGAGATGAAGTGTCTAATTCATGGAGTCCAAGAGGTGGTTAGTGTAGATAGAAAAAAAGTTAAAAAAGAATTTGACTCAGAATAATGTATATTTGTAAATTAACTACCCAAATTTGGAGGAATATATGCCATTAAAAGGTTTTAAATATCCCGATGGTGAGATAGTTTCTCTAGAAGATGTGAGAGATAGAAATGTAGATGTAGAGAGAATGGGTATGGCTATACCTACTCTCTTATATATGTCTAATCAGAGAGATGCTAATCGACCTCCATCTACTACAGAACTACTCATAGGAACTTGCCAAGCGTATCTACAGAGAACAGAAGACTACTATACAGACCCTCAAGGTAATGCGTTCTCTCTAGCAGGTACTATACATCATAATAAGTTAGAGGATTCTGCAGAAGATGAGGAGACTATGCTAGCTGAGATACCATTAGAGTATGAGGGAATCACAGGTATCGTAGACTTGTATGATTCAGAGAATAGTATGCTGATAGACTACAAGAATACTGGCTCTTACAAAGCATCTCAAATACTAGGTATACAATCTAGAACAGAGAGCGACCCCGTAGAAGTATATAAAAAGAGTGGTAGATGGGGCACGAAAGGCTCGCCTAAAAAAGTAAAAGTATTTTATAGAGACCCTGCTACTGCGGATTTTGGAGATTGGTCGTGGCAAGTAAATTTCTATAGACTTATGCTAGAGAAAAATGGATACCCAGTAAATGAAATGTATATACAAATGACAATACGAGACGGTGGAGTTCATGCGGCTAAGAGTAGAGGTATATACAACAATATATATCTAGTACCAGTTCCATATATAGATAATGAGGTACTAGAAGATAGATTTCTAGAGAAAAGAGATATGTTATTATCTGCTTTAGAAAACAAAACAAAACCAGAGATGTGTACACCAGAGGAAACTTGGAATGGTAGAAAGTGTGAAAGCTTTTGTCCTGTTCGAGAGGTGTGTCCACATCTAGAGAGAAAATAATGGAAAAACAAAACAAAATAAGAGTACTTGAGTTTAGAATACTGCAACTAGAGATTGCTCTAGGTAGTCTGATGCAAGTCGTAGCATTTCCAGAGAAAAATACTAGCTTTAGAACTAGAATGGAAGAGGCTATGAAGATATCAGAGGATAGTGGTATTGATAATATACTCAATGTTATATTAGACGAAGGAGGTGAAGCATGAGCGACATCATAAGTTCAAACGAAGTAGAGCACTCTCTAGATATTAGAGAAGGTATAACCGAACTTCATAAGGAAGTATCTAACATAGATACACCTAGATTCTATGTAAAGCAGAAGATGGGTATAGACTATGTAGAATATAGTTACATGAGAGATGTAGCAGATAAGTATTTCCCAGGCTGGAGTTGGCATATCATAAAGAGTGAGGCTCTAGGTAGCGAGTCTTATGTAGTTCATGGTAGGTTAAGATGGTACGATAATGGTATATGGAGAGAAGGAGATGCTGTAGCTGCACATCGCATTCAGAAGAAAAGAGGTAGCGATGAGTTCGTAGATATAGGCAATGATATCAAGGCTGCAAATACAGATACGATAAAGAAAGCTCTCAACATGTACCTTAATATAGCTGATGATGTATATAGGAATAGAATAGAAGATCTGTCCTTAACAGAGGAACAGATAGAGTCTATTATGACTGCTCAAGAGAGCATAGAAGATGCTGATATCAGAGATAAAATAGTAAGTAGTCTAAAGAAAGGAGAAATACTAAAGACAGACTACAATAGAGTAATGAATAAAATAGAAACACTAACACAAAATAAAGGAGAAAATAATGAGTGATTTATTCAACGATAGTAATGAGTCTTTCTACGACCCGTCTAAAGATGAGAACAAGTATGAACCTCTAAAAGAGGGAGACTACGAGGCTCATATAGTAGGTCTAGAACTCAAAGAGAATATAACTGTTCAAGGTAAATTCTTAGCAGATATATTTATACCTAATTTCAAGGTAGCTAGTGGAGACTTTAAGAATCGTAAGGTTAAGTCTAAAGGTGTATTTAGATTTAAGACTCCCGATAAGGATAAGTACCCAAATCTATCTTCTAATAATGGTAGTAATAAATCATATATGAACTTTATATCTACAATAGGTATGCAACCAGAGTCTAAGGAAGTAGATGGTAACACAGTATATTCTCTTCCATATGTTACTGCAGGTGATATAGAGGGTAAAGCGTGTATGATAAGAGTAGAACATGATAATTGGACTAATAGAGATGGAGAGCCAGTAGTAACTCCAAAGGTTACTAATGTATTCAAGTGGGAAGGTGGAGAAGACGAAGACGGATTGCCGTTCTAATGAAAATAACTAACTCAGAATACGGATATATACTCTTAGGTTTAGAGTCTCTATGTGATAATAAATCTTGGAGTCAAGCTACCAAAGAATCTATAAAGTCTCTTAGAAGTAAGCTAAAAGCTGAATACACTAGATTAGCTAAGAAGAATATAGAGGAAGGTATGACTTCAGCAGAAGAGGAAATATATCCTAGTAGATTAGATACTAACTTTGGAAGCTAAAAAGTATGTCGAGATTGAAGAAGCTTATACAGGCAAGTATGGTTGGGAGAATGGCCTAGATAATTTTATCACTATCAAGAGAAATTTTTGGTTAGATAATAATTTAGCAGGCAAGACAATAGAAGACCTTACTATGTCTCAAGAGTATCAGTTAATAAATCGATATAGAAGTTTCTATAATAAGATAAGTAAAGAGAAAGGAGCCTTATATGGCAAGAAAAAGAAAAAGTCAAGTAGAGAGAGTTAAGACTTGGTTAACAAGTGGTAAATCTATTAACCCTATGACAGCTATTAAGAGATTTAATATCTTTAGATTGGCTGCAGTAATATATAGACTTAGAACCGAGCATGGTTTGACTATATCTACTGACAATAGAAGAGGTTTTGCTACTTACAAGTTAACTGCATAGTTAGCCTCCGAATAGAGTCGTGAAACTGTAGAGTTTAGGCGGGTTCGCTACCCGCCACGACTCCTAAAATAAGTGGTAGATATTACTATTTCTTAACAACTTAACATATAGCAGAAAGGCTATTTGGTATAAGGTGTATCAGTATAACGAAATAATGATAAATGGTTGGCGCCTCTACCACTTATAGAACTATGAAGATAAGAAACAAACCTAAACTAAGAGATATGATTAGAAAGTTAGATGCATTAGATTCCGTAGTGATGCAACAGAATAATTTTCTTAATCATATAAACAAGAAAATCGACCTAGTGTCTTCTACATTGTACGGATTATTAGAGATGAATGAAGATACTGAAAAGGTTATAACTTATATTAAAGAAAGAGAGAAACAAGATGCCGTATCCGATGAGAAAGAGCTTTCTGACGAAAGTGATAGCGGGAGCAAAGAAGTTTCTGGAGAGTCCGTTTAATGCCGAGTCGAAGCAAAGCAAAAGGAAATCGGTTCGAAAGAGAGTGCGTAAAAAAAGCACAAAGTAAAGGTCTAGAGTCTAAGAGAGCATGGGGTTCTGATGGTCGCTCTCTAGGCTTAGACGCAGAAGTTGACTTAATAATCGAGGACTATACAGTCCAATGTAAAGTAAGAAAGAGAGTAGCAGAATGGCTAAAACCAATGAACTTGCCAAACCACGTTCAATTAGTAAAGGAGGACAGAGGCGAGATATATACTATAATGAAAATGGAGATGTTTTTGGAGATAATAAAGGCTCTGAAAGAAACTTCTCAGCAACAACAGAAGTAAGTAACGATGTAGATAGGGCGAGAACAGAGACCCTTAGATATTATTTTGATGATGATTGGTTCGATGACCCTAATTATCTAAAGGTATATAATTCTCACAAATCTATGGTTAAGAACATTAGAAACTCTGGAGGTGCTAATCCTCCTATCAGATGTACAGAGTGTCGTAGACCTTTTCAAGTAGAGGTAAACTCTGGTGGTAGTAAAGTATATCTAGATGATGAATTGTTTATGAATATGCCTTTAGTAGATGGTATCTGTCATGGATGTGCCTAAGAAAGAGAAGTGTCCATATTGCAATAGACTTATGAATGTTGTAGACTATACTGCAGGTATACAAAACCTTACTCTAGCTAAACCAAAAGATATTGTAAGTGAGGTTAGAAAAGTACTTGGACTTATACATAACAACGTTCAAGAGATTGAGCAGTCTCAATACTATATGTTTTTAAATGAGACTAAGGATATAAGTAACTCTATAATGAAAGAATCTATGCGTAAGTTTATAGATAAAAATCATATAGACAAAGGTCATGGTATACATTACTTATTAACAATGATAAAAGGCATAAACCATACTAAAAAAATGGAGAAAGAATACGAGAGAAAGACTCTAGATAGAATGCCACCAGTAAAGGAGGTAGTTAATGATAGAACCTAGGCTAGAAGATACTCTACTTGGTTGCGTAATGCAAGACTCATCTAAGTTAACCTTAGTAAAGTCGTGGATTCCCGAAGATGATTTCTTCTACTCTGATTTAAATAAGCGTATATGGAAAACTATTCTTAAGTTAGAAGACAGAGGATACGAGATTGATGTAAATACCGTTTGCAATTCTATAGAGAAAACTAAGTTTGATAATAACTTAACATATACTATATTAGGGTATATGGATTTAGTTGTATCTACAGAAAGAACATCTGATTATTGCAAACTATTACACGCTGAATACTTAAGAAGAAAACTTCAAACTCAAGTGTATGGCATACAAAAGAATATAGGAGATAATTCTTTAGAGACACAAGTATTACTTGAAGATGCGCATACTACTATAGGTAACATTATTAGGTTACAACCTAACTCTAGCTTTAGTATAGAAGATGTATTGAAAGATACTACTAAGTCTATATTTGAAAAAGAGAATCTTATAAACACAGGTATAAATATACTTGATAGTGTTATCTCTGGTATGACAAGAGGAGAGATAAGTATTATAGCTGGTAGACCCGGAAATGCTAAGACAACCGTAGCTGCGAACATAGCGAGAAATCTAATCAATCAAGGTAAGAAAGTAGTTATGTTCAATAGAGAAATGCCCAATGTAGAGATGATGAAAAAGTTTATGGCTATGGAGTCTCAAAGTATTTCATACAGAAATCTAAGACATAATATAGACATATCTGATTCAGATATATCTAGTGTATCAGATATAATAAAAGAAAAGTACACAGATAAGTTGTTTATGTTTGATGAAATAAGAGACTTAGATGGTTCTTTTAGAGAGATAAAAGCTATCAATCCCGATGTAGTTATAGATGACCATATAGGTTTGATAGAGTACCCAGTAAATGATAATAGAGATTTGAGAATAAAGATAGGAGACACTACTAGAAAGTATAAGTGGTTAGCAAAAGCAGAGAAGATGTCTGTAATACTTGTATCTCAAATGAATAGAAACATGGAACATAGAAACGATAGAGTACCTAGGCTATCTGACTTAGCTGAGTCTGGTAACTTAGAACAAGATGCAGAGATGGTTATGTTTACTCACTATCCTTGGGTATCTAGATACGGAGATGATGGTAATAGTGAATGTTACTTAGAACTTATAGTAGCTAAGAATAGATATGGAAATACTAACTTGTGTAAGGTTGGTTATGATGGAAATACTTGTACGATACACGAGACAGAAGAATCAGCTATGAGTTCTATGCAAAGTAGAGGAGAGAAGATAAAGAAAATGGAGTTATTCGATTAATGAAAATGCTAGATTTGTTTAGTGGTATAGGTGGGTTCGCTCTTGCCGCTAAGTGGACTTGGAAAGAAGATCTGGAGATAGCAGGCTTCTGCGAGATAGAGGAGTTTTGTTGCAAAGTTCTAGAGAAAAACTTTCCTAGAGTTCCTATATACAAAGATATAACAGAACTAGATGGTAATTTATTTAACGATATAGACTTGATAACTGGAGGTTTCCCTTGTCAAGATATATCACAAGCAGGGAGAGGAGAAGGAATTGAAAAAGGAACAAGGTCTGGTCTTTGGTTCGAAATGCTTAGAGTTATTAGCGAAGTACGACCAAAGTTCGTCATCATTGAAAATGTCCCAATGCTCACTATTCGAGGAGGAACAAGAGTTATTGAAGGTCTTGCCGAAATCGGGTATGATGCAGAGTGGACTGTTGTGGGAGCAAACGAAGTTGGAGCTAGACACATTAGAAAAAGACTTTGGATTGTGGCCTACACCAACAGCATCGGACAATCAAGGAGCACCTCAGAAGAATGTAGAACTGAGGAACGGCTCGTTCTCGAGAGTGAACAAGAAAGGACAGAGGTGGGGAGTGAAACTAAAGGACGCAGTACACTTCATAGAGAAGAGAGTAAACTTTCCGACACCAACAAAGTCAGACGTTTACATAGCGACATTGAAGAGCAATCAAACGAAGAAGACATCGAAGCACTCAGTAAGTCTAGGGAAAGCAGTTACGACACACAAAGACTTATATCCGATACCCACTCGAAACCAGAAAACGGAGCCGACTACTGGGCGTTTGAACCCTCTATGGGTAGAGTGGCTGATGGGATTCCCGATTGGGTGGACAGAATTAAAGGACTCGGAAACGCAATAGTTCCACAAGTTGCGAGAGTCGTAATGGAGAGGATAAAACCTCTAATCTAGAAAGGGCAAGTCAAGTTCAGGGAGTCTAATCACATTTTTCTGTCTCTTCTTTTGTTTTTGTAGCATACGCTTAAAAGTATTTTTCATACTTATGCTCCTACCTGTGATTGGATTCCTTGGATTTGTAGCATTCCAAGCTCTTACTCTACCATAAGCCTTTTCGTACTCACCTTTATCTAGATATTTATTAATAATTCTAACCTCTCTAGACTTTCTACCTTGTAGTCTTTCTTCTGATAGTCCCTCTGGTTCTATCCTTTTCATAAGTTCAGACGGAACAGTTCCTAATAAGGTAGATACTCTAGATGGCAACCTCTTTATAGCTTGTGCTCCATATGTTTGAGCATCGCTCTCCATTCTTTGAAAGAACTGAAATAGCTTTTCAGCACTAGATAATACTGGTGGACTAGCCATAAATTTTAAAGAGTCAGCTGGACTACCACCTACCTCAACAGTAGAAGATAGCATATCTCCAAGCATTCCTAGAGCACCAACCCCAGATAGATTCTCAAGTAACTCTTCAAAATCCTCTGGAAATTTTTCAGCCATAGGGTCAAACGAAGGTTCGCCACTTAAGAACTCTCTCATATATTTTTTAGCAGTAGCAACTGCAGTACCACCAGCATATCCAGCAACTCCCAATCGCAATACAGACATTACATTACCCGATTTTAAATCATCTCTTAATATACCATCTACTAATTTAAATTGTCTATAACCAAATCTTTTAAACTGAAAGAACCATTGACTTCTAGGGTTATTCATTATTAATGGGTCTTTTAATATGTCTTTTTGCAGGTTCATATCCTTAGCAAATCTATTAACACCATGTAATAATACTTTTTCTGATATAGGTTTCTTATAGTCTATACCCATACTAGATAACTTACCTTGAGCCCACTCTCTCCTAGCTTTTATTGGAGATTTAGTAGCTATTTTAGATAAGTCTTTGATAAATATTTGACCTGCGGCCGCAGATGTCCATTGGTTTATCTTGTTTATTCCCTTAAATCCAGAATATTTAGCTAAAAAGTCTGCGACTTTAGCAGTTCTACTACTCATAGCAGATGTACCTAAGAGTTCTGTAAGCATACTATACTCTGTAGCCCCAGATCTTTTAATAAATTCTCTAGTTTTAGGGTCTGCTAGAGATATAATACCTCTAAAAAATCTTAAATATCCAGCGTCTAATGCAGATGATATCATAAACTGAGACACGTTAGGTATAGTAGCAGTACCCAATGCTATCTTACTACTTGTTTCCCAAGCCATTACACTCTCTGCAATTTTCTTACCAGTAGGAGATAGGTTATGAGCTGGGTCTTTGTTTATACTACCAACAACATGAGACTGAACTTCTCTCATTATGCTAGCTTCTTTAGCGTTATCATTACCCTCTACAGTCTTAAGCATTCTATGAAACTTCTCACCTTTTCTACCAAATGTTTCAACTTCAGCAATTCTTTTAGCTGAACCATAAGAATATCTATACCATAAATTCTTCCAGTTTCTTTCTCTCATTTCTTTTGGTATCTGTATCTTACCTCTACTTTTTTCCAAGTTTCCGAACACACTATATAAATCGTTATAAGCATACCTACCTACATTAATAAAAGCCTCTAAGGTAGGATTGTTTCCAGTCTTCATATTCATTTTAATTAATTGTCTTAACTCTGGAGACATATTTGCTTTCTTAATAATTCCTTCTAACTCTGCAGCTCTCTCAGGATTTTTCTTCATCCAATCTTTTGTTCCACTATATGCATCAAACACGCTACTAGCTTTATTTAATTTTGCAGCCACACTCTGTACATTATTAAATACAATTTCAGCTATCTCTGGTTTAAACATTTGAGGTACGTAATTTCTAGTGTAACCCGGAACTTGAATACCAGCTTCTCTAGATGCTAAGAAAGGATAGTTAGTAATTGTATCCCAAACAGGAAGCTCTCCTTTTTCTTTTCTATCTGAAAAATTTTCCCAATATTCATTCTCGTTTTTAAAGCCACCTTTTCTTAATTCTTTTCTAGATATCTTTCTATCTATACCTTCTTTTATACCTTGGTTAAAGAATATACTAGTTAACTCAGCTTTTCTATCAAAATACTTTTGTACATCACCTTGATATTTTCTAGCCATAGGGTCTTTAAATCTTAACTCTGGGCCTTTAAAAACTTCTAACATCTCTGCAACTTTCTTAGGAAAGTATGTATCTATAAAGTTATCTTTAGGCATTGTGTTTATTTTATAGCCATCTTTTAATAACTTTGCAGTCTCAGTCATAACTAAATCTTCTGCTTTTAATCTCTCTTTATAGTTAAATAGAGCTTTATCATCCGCTTGTTTTAATGTAGAGAACTTACCATCTTCGTTAACCCAGAATTTTCTTCTTGCACCTTGACTTCTTTTACCATTATAACCAAGTTTAGTTTCTAAATCAGCTATCTCTTTTTCTTTAGACTTTCTAATATCTTGTATGCCTAAATCCGCACTACCTCTCTTATATAGTTTATGGAATGAGTTTACTTCCATATTCATATATTTTTTAGTATTTAAATCTTCTAATCTATATTTCTCTCCTTGAGTACCAGCTATCCTAACCCTGCTAAAAGGCTTCTTACCTTTAGCAAGTTGTCCAGACCTCCATTCATTTTTCATCATGGCAGTCTCTAAATCATAAGATACATTAGTTTCAGCTATCTTCTTAGCATCTTCTGGAGATGGTATAAACTTCTCATCTTTCTTAGGTTTCTCAAAAAGTCTTTTCATTTTAGCTGGGCTAGAGAATAACTTCTGACCACCTTTAACACCTAGTATAACACCAGCTGTATGTAAATAATCTTCGGGAGTTGGTAGCTGACCCTCTACTAATGGAGCAACTGTACCAAGTACTCCAGTCTCTGCAGCTACTTTGGTTAAAGAACTAGCGCCTCTCGCTCCTAATGTACCACCAACTCCACCAGTAATAGCACCAATAAGACTACCTTTCAAACTTTCTTCTGCTACATCCTCTAGTTTAATTTCACCAGTATCAATCTGCTGTCTTAATGCATTACCTAGACCATTATAAGTAGCGAAAACACCTGCACTCTGACCAGTTTTTTGAGCTATAGCTTTCTTTACTGCATCGTTTGCTATCTTTTTAGGCACTCCAGCTCCCGCAAATCCTTTAAACAGAACCTTGCCAGCTGTTCCAAATACTTTACTAGCTGGGCCTAGAGCTAACCAATCAGTAGGTACTAACAACGAGACAGCAGAGGATGCTATATCTTCTACAACTCCCGGATTGTAATTGCTCATATCAAATCTTTTACGACCCATAAGTAGCTCGTCTGCATGTCCAGTAATAGAGCGATTGTACCCTTCTTTTATAAAGCTAGGTAAATGGTCTAATATAGAACTAGTTGCAGCCGTATCGTAATCAGATACTGCATTCTTTAAATTAGGATTTGACTTTAGTATCTCGTAGAATAACTTATCGTCGTTTAAAGTAGTATCTGGATAAGTGTTTCTATATTGTTGTAATAGTGTTTGTTTTGTATATCTAGGCATATTTAAAAATTAGTTGGTGCTTGTCTTAATGAATCTAATAAGTTTTCAAATTCTATCTCTTCAGCCATCTTTTCAGCACTAGCTCCCATTTCTTTTTCAAAATCAAAGTTAAACTCAGCTCCTTTTGTAAATTCGCTCCAAACTTTCTGAGCAGATTTAGATGCTGTAAGCTTCTGAGCTCTATTTATAAGTTCGTTTATAACCTTAGGGCTAACACTTGAGACTCCCTTTGCTATACTAGGAGATTTAGATATGTCGCTTTTCAATTTTCTAAGTTCCTTTACAATTCTTTTAGCTTCGTTCTTAACTCCACCCATTGTCTTGCCTGCTGTAGATACATCTTGAGTCTTAGAATCTGTAATGTTTGCAAACTGCTGATATATATCCTTCTCTAATTCGTTAGTTTTCCAAGCTATATACCTAGGATTTTTAAATTTAGATGGAGCTTTAGCCATATTTTCTGGTAACTTTCCATCTTTATACCAACCTTTAGAGTAGTCTACCAGTTGCTTTTTATATAAGAACTCTGGAGGAGCACCTTCACCTACCCTGACAAAAGAAGTAGTAAAGTAAGTACCTCCTCTAGATACTGCATCTTTATATGCCTGATCTATGGCATCATCTGGATTCATACCTTGTTCAATATATTTCTTTATATCTGGATTTCTTTGAAAGTTAAATGCTTCTAACGCTCTATGAGGAACTGTACTAAGAACTTGCATTCCTCTGAGTAATCCTAGCTTTGCACCTCTTGCTTCAGATATTGCCTCAATACCTTGAGAGAATTTATCATTAGCTACGTCTACCATTTTTTGTATTGCTGGGTCTGCTTTTTCTATTGCTAAGTAAGCAAAGTCTTTTGCCATGTCTCCAGCTTTACCTAATTGCTCTAAAGTAGCGTCTGCTATTTGAGCTCTCTCTTCTGGAGTAGAAGATGCAAGAGCTAAAGTCCCAGCAACTGGTACTAATATAGGAGCAAAAGCACCAACTGCTGACTTAACTCCTATCGCCATCGTTGGATTTTCTTCAGCAAATTTAGAATAAATGTTTTGAGCTTTCTCTGGTAATCCAGATAACTCAGTTCTAGCTAGATAATTAACTACAGTAGGGACTCCTTCTATGCCTTCTTGAACATCTTCAATTAAACTTGTATCTTCTCTAGCTAAATATCTACCTATAGTTGGTATACCAGTCCCTTCTAAAAATTCTCCTATACCTTCTATTAATCCGCTAGCCTCTTCTTTTCTACCAGCTAAAAAGTCTGAAATATCTGCATTAGTTATACTACCATTTTTTATTTCTTCTTCTACTTCTTCTATAGACATATTTCTGCTATTAGCAAATTGAGCTCTAACCTCTGGGTTCTCTTCTATCCTAGCTAACTGCGGGTTATCTAAACTAGAGCTAGCTCTTATTTTAGTATTGAGTTGGCTCTCTAAATTACTAATTTCATTTTGATAAAATTCTCTTGCAGATGGGTCAATAGCCATTAAAAGCCCATCGTAAGCTGCATCAATTCTATTGTATAAACTTTTATTTCTTTGAATAACATCTGGATTCATCTCGTCAAAAGTTCTAGACATCATTATTTCTTTTATACCTTGAGCTGTCTTACCACCTTTTAAGTATTCTCCAGTATATTGTAATAATAATTTATCATTACCAGTCTCTGAAAGTTCCTCATCACTTAATCCGGGAAATAAAACATCTCTTAAATTGCTATTAACATTTTTAAAATTAGTTCTATTCCTATTATTAATAGCCTTTTGAGTAGTAACTGCATCTCTTATATATTTATTCCCAACAGTAGATGTGCTATTTAAAATAGAATCAATAGCTTCAAAGCCATCCAAACTAGTGTTTAAACCCTCTGTTATAGCTTTATTATTATCTTGCCAAAAAAGATAATCTTGATAATCCCTCTCTATATCTCTTTGTTCTTCCTCTATTTTAGCTTTTTGATTATCTTTTTCTTTTTCGTATAGAAATTTCTTTTGTTGAAATTCTCTATTTAATGAATCTTGTTGCCTATTATATTCAAGAGTCTCTTCATATTGCTCTTGCTGTTGGTCAAGCCTACTTTGCTGTAATTGCCTAGCTTGCTGTTTATCGTAAGCGTCTGTTATAGACTTAACAATATCTGCATAATCTCTAGAAGTACTTTGATAAGCTCCTAAAGCCCAAGCTGGTATACTACCACCAGCAAATGTTTTTGTATCTACTTTAGCCATATTAAATCCTTTACTATATTAAGGGCCAGTTCTTGGCATTGTTGGGTCTATAAATCCTGCTCCAGAGGTATCTGTATCTCCACCAGCAAAGCTATCTTCATCAAATCCAGTATAATCTCCGACTCCTTGACCGCTATAACCACCAATATTATGAGGAACCCACACTCCTCCATTCCATCTGTAGGTTTGTCCATCTGGGCCTTTTTGCAAAGTGCCTACATTATCTCCTGAAAAACCCGGAGAACCCGGAGGCCCATAAAATCCAGATTCTCTAGCTCCCGGATTGTCTCCATATAAATTTATATTATCCTGTATTCTTCGCTCGTAATCAGTCATTTCTCCTTTTTTTTCTAAGTCAGGAAGTATATCAGAGAAAAATTGACCAGCTTCACCCTTTAATCTCTCTAGCTCTTTCATCTCAGATCTTTCAGCCCCTAACATAGCTGAATACACATCTGTAAACATTCCTCTTTGAGCTTGTTGAGCACCTATAAAGCCTGCTCCACCTCCTCCAGAGCCAGCAAATCCTCCAGCACCAGAGACTTGAGCACCCGTAGGTACTTGCATATACTGAGACTGAGCTCCACTAATAGCACTAGATATATCTTGAGCACCTGAAGCCTGAGTCATCTCTAATAGAGCAGTGCTAAATTCAGGTATTATATCCTCAAACTCAGATAAATCATATTTGCTTAAATCTATCCCCGGTAGTAATTCTTGCAGGCTCATGCTACCTGCCGTATCAGATGTTGGTATTGTGTAGTCTGGCATTATTCGTATCTCCTAGTCATAAATCCTCCACTACCTATTTTCCTAGATAGCTCTAAATCTTGCATTAACTTTTCATATCCAACTGGCATTTTAGATTGACTCATCTCACCTTCCTTTTTTAAGTCTGGTAATATATTAAAGAGGTTTGATAGAACATCAGTTACATCTCTTTTCTTTTGAGCTTCATCTCCTAATACTACTGGAGCTACACCTTCAACCATTGGTATATCAGTCAATCCCTCAACCATACCCTTTACCTTTCCAGCCTCTTCTAAATCTTTTGCTTTAGTTATTTCTTGCAAGCTTGGTAATAAATCTAAAAGACCAGTTCCAGCTGTAGTTAAACCAGTCATAGTTGCTTGATTTTCTATGCTTTCTTTTAGCATGTCAAGTTGTAAATCTTTTTGAGCTTCTACAGATTCTACTGCACCTCTGTCAAACCTCATTGCTTTTTCACCAGAAACAGTTTCACCTAAGTACTTTCCCATTAGGTCTTCAAATTCGCTAACATCTACTTTGCCTCCAAAATATTCAGCTCCTTTTTCCATTCCTACTTTTTGAAGACCTCCAGTAACTAATCCTCTAAGTGGTTTAGCAGCTACATAAGATGCTCCAAGAGCTGGGTTGACTAATGTTAGTCCAGCTCCAATTAAATAATCTAATCCTTTTGGAACTATAGAGCCTAAGAAAGAGCCGAAAGCACTTTTCTCTCCCTTTTCTTTCATTTGTTGCCCAAGTTCAAATTGTGCTGGAGCAAGAGCTTTTGCGACGTCAGACCTCTCTTGCATCATCTTTAGCCTTGCTTCCATTGGTGTTAATGCCATAATTATTCTCCTACTTAATTATATTAAAAGACCAGATAGTAGTAATGTTTACATCATGCACATTACTAGTAGGGTCTATAGATATAGATACAACATCTCCCTTATTAAAACTTGATAAACCAGTAAATCTATACTCGTATGTTGTATCTGCACTTGCTATATTTCTTGTTATTGATTCTATTGGAGTCGGACTAGGGTCTGTAGTACCATTACTAGCTCTATGAAATCCCATAACGGTGCTTCCTCCTGCGGTTTCACTTCTAACTTCAGCTCTTATTAGCCTACCGCCATAAGGTACTACAAACTTATTATAGCTATGTATAGATGAGCTACCAGCATCTCTATTAAATTCTAAATAAATCTTTGCACTAGTTGTTGATGTAAAGTTATGAGCGTACCAATGTATTTGATTTCCATAAACAGTACCATATGTAAAGCTATCGCCACCCACGTGAAGATGATTATCTACATGATGGTCTCCATTAGAACTTAAATGTATTTTAAAAAGCCTACCGCCTTTTTTTAATACTAAAGATAAATGCTCTCCTAATCTTTTACCTAAAGATATTT